CAGCGTTCTGTGTAAACAGGCCGACATCCAGCCCGTCATTCGTTTTGTCCCTGCCGTTCTTCCCATAAGCCCGATACAGGATGCGCGTGCCAAACATGCTGTTGACCTTGAACACCGCCACCACCAGCGCACCAGACTGCTTGAACAGGTGCGCTGCCGCATCCTCCACCCGATCCTCTGCAATCGTGGGAATCTTCTTGGATTCTTTGTATGCACCGATTAGCAGGTCTTGGTTTGTATATACAAAGTAGCCGGCAAAGGTGAGCACGGCCATCAGCACCATTGCGAACAGCCGAAAGGGGCTGGACACATAGGCCAGAATTTTGTCAACCAGTGCAAGGCGTTCATCTGCCATAACTCACCCGCGCTGCTCAAGGATGCCAAAGGTGAAATACCCAATAACCCCAAGAATTGCAAAGAGGACAAGCGTCACCAGCACGATCTCAACGACCTCATCAACTTCTTTTTTGCGCTTTTCAGCAGCCTCGCGCTCACGCCGTGCGTCATGGGCAGACTCCACATCCATCGCCGCTGCTCTGGACTTGATCTTGTTCCAGACATCAATCTTGCCGGACTGCATGAACAGCAGTTGCAACTCGTCCTCAAAGCGCTTGGCTTGGTCAAGTGCCATCTCAATCTGGATGGCCGTACCCATTGATGATTTTGATTTCTTGGCGGCAACCACTGCCTTGCTGGCGGTGGACTTTGCGTCAAAGTACTTGCCAAGGACAGGGCCGAGAGACGATACATCGTCAACAGTCTTGCTGACCTTCTTGATCAGCGCGACTGCTGCCTGTATGCCTGCTAGGGCCGTGAGTGGATCAATCACTTTCCGCTACCTTCTTAGGTTCAGGTTTGCCTTTCTCACGCCACTGGAGACACCAAACTTCTTTGCGGTCCGAGGACCACGACCACCTTACGCACTCAACTGCTGGCGCTTGAACCACAGGAGGCGGAGGTGGCGGGGCATCAGGCATCAGCAGGTTCTGGCGTGTTGCCCTCTGCCAGCCATGCAAGGTATTGCTGGTAGTCGGTGTTGGCTGGGGCGAAGGGGATGCAAGCGCCATCGCTTGTGCGCCTGACAACAGTTGTTGAATTCTGTTGAGTGGTTAAATCTTTTACATATTTGTACATTTTTTATAACTCCGCAGATGCAATCCAATGACCGTAAACATAAGTAGCAACAAAGTTAGAGCCTACAGCAATATAAGCTCTTGACTCTCTATCTGAAGTTCTATCAAAAGTAATTGAACCAGTTGAAGCTGAACCACTCCTTTCATAGTTCCAACTGCCTGATGTTCCTGCTGCAAGATAACCCGTTAAAGTTGGTGCAGTTCTCTTTGTTGAATACTGAATTGGAACAATTACATTTCCGTTGCCTTCAGAAGCGCCGGAAAAATTAAAAGTTCCTGTGGTTGTATTGGTTGCTGGTGCTGTGCCTTGGTCATAGGATTTCTCAAAATACCTCTGACACAACATAAACTCCGTGCCATAGGGCCGATAGTCAAACGATGTGGCTGTGCTGCCTTTTTCAAGCTGTACGCCTGTGATGAACCAAGTGGCGTTTAGAGTGCCGATGACTGCAACCGTGCTGTCGGCTCCAACATTACCAGCGCCGACCCAAGCACCAGCGGTTCCTGTGTTATCCGTGCCAGTGCCCAAGTTCCAATAAATTCTTAAACCAATGCCTGTTGTGGTCAACCAAGTGCCAGTCGTATCGCCGGGAATCGTTACTGTTTTGTACTCCCAAGTGTCAGCGACAGCGATCGTGTAAAGAAAGGGGTACGAACGATTGTAGCCATCGTTAGCTATAGCGCCACTAAAACTTCCAGTCAGACTAGACTTGACCCAAAATGAAAGCGTTACAGACTTTGCACTTGCTGTGCCCCACGACAAGTCTGAAACATTGGTTCCCTCAACAAATTGACGCAGAAAACATGTTTCCCCCGCAGCAATAGAGGCGTCCGCTGTTGTAGTGGTGAACTTTAGCGAATTGACAAACCCAACAGGAGCAGATGAGTCTTGTTGCCCAGAGTATGCCCCAGTAGTGTCTTCGCCAACAGCAAACCTATCAACTGGATACGCACCGTTAACAGTCACCGCCGCCCCCGCAGCCGATTGTGAAATCACCATCGCGCCGTTGATGATGCGGTTCTTGAAGCCGAAGTTGCTAGACGCATTGAAAACATCAGAGCCGTTGACCCTTGCCGTGACTTCTCCAGTGCCTTTGCCGACCAGCTTCATGCCGATGTTGGTGTCGCCGCCTGATGCGGTCAATGTTGGTGCGCCACCAGTGGCGGCATTGGCCAGTGTCAACTCGTTCACGGCAGACGCTGTGGCGGTCACCTTGAGCAACTCATTGCCGTTGGTGTCAATGACATCGCCAACCAGCTTGAGGCTCTTACCAGATCCAATGTTCAGGCCGACACTTGTACCAGTACCGGCTGCCGCAAAGATGGCGTCCACCGAGTCCAAGTCGGTGTTGATCTTGCCGCCCCAAGTGTCAGTTGAACTTCCTACTTCTGGTTTCGTAAGTAGTAAGTTGGTTGTTGTGGTATCTGCCATGCGCTACTCCTAAATGGATGTCCAAGTTTCTGTATTATCAACGATTGCGACCCAAGTTTCTGCGCTGTCGCTGATCGGTGTGTAAGTTTCTGCGCTGTCAGGTATCGCACCCCAGCCAAAGCCAAAGATGATGCCGACAGAGCCAGTGGCGCTGTTGCCTGTCAATGCAACTGTGATGACATTGCCAACACTGCCAACTGATCCCGTTGCGCCATTGCCTGTGATTGCTTGGAAAGTGATGACCTCACTCGGCATTGTCTCCACAGCACCAGTCGCCACATTACCTGTGACAGCCGCTGTGCTGGTGATGCTGACAGAGCCGACAGAGCCTGTGGCCGTGTTGCCGGTGACATCAAATGCAAGACTCGGGGTAACGCTGCCAACTGCACCCGTGGCAGCATTGCCGGTGACTGCATTTGTCGAGGATATTGATACAGAGCCGACAGCACCTGTGGCCGCATTGCCCGTGATGGCAATCGATACAGTCAGACCGACTGTGCCGACATTGCCTGTGGCAATCGTCCCGTCTTCTTGGACAGATCTGTCGGCCAGCAGATTGCCAGCAGCACCAGTCGCCTGGTTGCCGCTGATGACAACATTGCCTATCCCGTAAGCACCAAGGCCGTAATAGCCTGACCCATAAGCAGCCATGCCGCTGCCCCTTGGTTAAGCCAGCCGGATCAGGCCGGTGCTGGCGTCATTGGTTGGCATGGTCAGCGTAAATGTTCCAGCGGTCACAGTCTGTGAGCCAAAGGTGTGGACGCTGACCGCCTTGTTGCTTTGCGTGCTGTTGTAGATCAGGACAGCATCAAACGCTGTGGACAGCGTGACGGCAGAGTAACTGATGCTGGCGCTTGGGGTCACAAAAGCTGTCGTGCCGCTGGTGCTTGGCGCAGTGCCAAATGTCACTGTGACGCCGCCGGCAGTGTAGCCAGTGCCTGATACCTCGTCGGTAGCGCTGTAGGCCGTGGTGGCCGCATTGACAGTGGCAGATGCCAAGTACAGCGCAGCCTTGAAGGTGTCGGCAGTCGTTGCTGCGCGGATGACGCCAGTGCCAAAGTTGTGGTGACCGACCAGCAGTTCACCTTTAAAACTTGTACACATTGCCTGAGTGTTAGCCATGATCTATTTCCTTAAATTTGTTCAGTAATGCCATCAGCAAAAACACCGCGCTTCAGCGCCATGTGGACAGATCGATGCACCAACTCGCCATCAAGCCAGTACTCGACCCAAGTCGTTGTCTCAGTATCGTTATCCAATGACCCCTCACGCTTTTCAAGCAGTGACTCGTCCATCTCGCCTTTGGTGGTGGTGATCATATTCATCCAAAAGTTTTTGCACGGGTTAAAAGCGCACCGCCTGATGTTGCACCTCGGTCATCAGCGACTTGCAGGTCATTTAAGGCACGCTCGTACAGCGTTGCCCACACCTGAATTCTATTGTCATCTTGAAGGTATGGCGCAGCTTGCAACAGACTTCCGTACAAATAGGCGTCTGGGCTGGACTCCAAAATAAAGTTGGTCGCCACAGATGCCGACAACTTGCTTATTTTTGCGTAGTAAGTCAACTCAGTCGCGTAGTTGGAATCTGGCGTAGGGACAAGTCTGAATTGTTGGCCAACCACTCCAAAGAAACTTGGCCTGCCGCTGGCTGTGAATTTTGTAGCCTCTGCATCCAGCGCATCTATCGTCATAAACGACAGCGGGGTAACTGGATTAGTGCCACTGAGCTTGAAGGACTTGACCTCCAAAAAGTCATTGGGCGTTGCGCCGTACTCGGCATTGAATGAGGCATTGGCCCTGACGATCATCTGCCTGGTGCGCAGCGTGCGTTCCATCTGCGCCTCGGCCAGAGAGATAAAGTCAGGAATGGCCGCCGTCAGGTCTGACCGATTGAGCCAGTCTGCAATGGATGCCTTCAATTCGGTGTAGGTTGTCAGAGCCATCAGACTGCCTTTATTTCTTTCATCACCCAGGTGTGGTCATGCTTGAATTCAAAAGTCCCGATGTGGCCAATCTCTTTGGAGACATCGTGATCAATCCATATTTTAAAGCCAGCAGCCGCTGCTTTCTGACAGAAAAAGACATCCTCACCGACATATCCTCGTTTGTCCACGCGCCAAGGCGTTTCAAACCAAGGCTCGGCCAGTGCCGCAAAGACATTGGCCTTGATGAGCATTACGCCCATACCCACAGACCCCACCTCTTGCAGGCCAGTGGACTCTGGCATCGTCCAGACCAGTTCCCTCTCGCCGTTCTCTTTGTAAAGCTGCGCTGTCGGGCCAGTGGGCATTCTACGCCGTGCGCAGTTGGTCGCCACAATGTCAAGGTCGTGCTTTAACAGACGCTCGATCATGTCTTGCGGAAACCGCATGTCAGAGTCAATGAACAGGATGTGTGTGCAGCCCTCGGCCATCGCGTCCAGTGACAACTCTGCCCTCTGGTTGGCAATCAAAGTGCCTTGAGAGATCTTGAGGCTCACAGCGTCATTTGTGTTGATCGTGTGATACGCAACCATGTTCACCAAGTCGTAGCTGTACATGGTGTGAACCATGTCCCGTGCCGGAGTGCAGACCGCAATGTAGTTCATACTTTCCCAGGTCGTGTTCTAAAAAATTGATTGTC